TGAAGCGTTATTCATATCTTTATTAGAATCTGTACATCCTTCTGAGGCTAAATTAATCATAGCTATCAAGGACCAAAAGATACCTAAGCTATATAAAAAGATCACTCGTAAGCTTGTAGAAGAAGCTGGATTCATCGCACCAGCAGCGCCCAAAGCATAAATTTACATAAATAGATAGTAAGCTATATATCAGGTATTTCATGAGCCTGGGTGTGTTTTAAATTGTCTTTATAATCAGTAAGTTATGTTAGCATGTACTTTAATTAAAGGATGTGATAGTATATTAGATATGATAAGACAAATATTACTTTATAAAACGGATAAGATATCGGTCTATTGCACCCCAGCAGTAAGACGCCTGTCTGCACGTAGATTAACTACATTTATAAAGCAATGTATAGCTGCTGAAAAGACTCTTATCAAAAATATATCCTCTAAGTTTCCAAAAAAAGCAAAGGATGTTAAGTATACATTCTTCTTTAAGAATTACAAGACTGATGAGATGTTAGGTTCTTGTGATCAGGAATATGATGACGACATCATGATAGAGCTTAACGCAAAGAATACATCTAACTTATGTAAGACTATAGCACATGAGTTAGTCCATGCCCGGCAATTTATATCCGGTCAATTGAAATATAATGTTAGGATCCAATACCTTACGTATGAAAACGATAATCATAGATACATATATCGTAGACAGCCCTGGGAACTTGAGGCCTATAAACTTGAACAAAAGGGTGCAATCAAAATTAAGAAGTGGTTAATGGAACATCCACACTTCTTACCTAAAATCGAAGATGAATATATTTTACCTAGATCGTAATCCGACCAAAGCAGCAGAATACCACGTAGATAAACACTGTGTCAAGATGATACTCGAGTCTTGTCAACTATTATCTACTGCGCATCGAGTATTAGACGGTGATCAAGTTATAGGTAAAACTATAACTGGTCGTAACGTTAAACGCTGGATATTATCAGATGATCGAAATGATGTACTTTATAGTGCTACACATATCAATCACCCATCTGCAGTATGGTGTAGAAGCGGATCAGAAAACTATATGTGGCTGTGGGTATTACTAAACGAACTATGTAAGGAATACACTTATCGTTATGGTAAGGTTCATAAGTGTGAATCATCAGGTCTTGTAGCAAGACTAAAACAAATTCCTAACAGTATAATACATGATCATTTTACAGACCCAACACCAGCAATGCCAGATCAATACAAAGTAAAAGGTGATGGTGTGCAGTCATATAGGAACTATTATAATGGCGAGAAGCAAAGAATGTTCTCTTGGAAGAAAAGGCAAGTCCCAGAGTTTATAAATAAAACTACAGGGGAAAATTATGCCAACATATGATTTTAGAAATAAAGATACTGGTGAGGTATTTGAGAGAGTGATGAGTATCGCTGCAAAGGCAGAGTTCCTCGAAGCTAATCCAAATCTTGAACCATTAATCACAGGTCTTACTCCACTCATTGATCCAGTTAGATTAGGTATTCACAAAGCTGATAACGGATTTAAAGAAGTACTACAACGTATCCATGAGAAAACTCCTGGAAGTACATTAAATAAGACTAGTAAATATATTTAAATATGGGCCTTGCTGAACCCCATAGCAATATAAGTTCAGCTGTTAATAAAGGAGAAACACATGTTAACAAACATTATTGTATTTTTAGTAGGCGCTCATCTTGGTGCTAAACACCCAGAAAAAGCAACGCTAATCGTTGATAAATCAGTAGCATTAGCTAAAGCAGTATGGGCTAAAGTAGCTGGATTAGTGGCAAAAAAATAATGTCTTTCGAATTCGATTTTACTGAGCAAAAACTAGGCAAGATTCTCACTCGCAACAAGAACGTACATGAGTGGTATGAAGCGATGGTTGTGCAGTTACCTCAATTTGAAGTAACTACTGCAAAACGCGTTGCAGCTTTTGTAGCTCAGTGTGCTCATGAATCCGCGGACTTCACGACTCTACAAGAAAACCTAAACTACTCTGCTGACGCATTGAACAAACTATTTGGTAAGTACTTTGCTGCAGCTGGTAGAGACTCTGCTCCATATCATCGTAAACCTGAAATGATTGCTAATGTAATATATGCAAGTCGTATGGGTAACGGAGATACTGCATCAGGCGAAGGTTATAAGTTCAGAGGACGTGGTCCAATTCAACTAACAGGTAAGGCTAACTATCAAGCGTTTGCTACAGACTTCTTTGAAGATCCTGAAACAGTGATAAATGATCCTGACCTCGTGACAGATGACGTACCAACTTCCTTATATTCAGCACTTTGGTTTTGGAATAAAAACAAACTAAATAAGTATGCTGATGCAAGTGACATCAAAGGGATGACAAAGGTTATCAATGGTGGATACATTGGTTTAGAAGATCGTATCAAACATTATAACCACGCAATCGAAATCCTTGAATCTTAATTGTACTTTAATTAAGACCTGATGTATAATAAGAAAGTAGCGGTACTATGTAATGGTCCCAGTCGGTCAGCCTACGATCCTAATAAAGAATACGCATACCGCATAGGTTGTAATATTCCTTGGACGAAGGTTGACTGCACTGTGATACTAGACCCGCAGTTGGTCAAAGTACTGATTAGAGATATATCTCTTATAGACTGTAAGGTATACTTTAGTCAAGATGTTATGGAGTATGTTGAGCAAGTAGGAGCAAAGCAATTGTTTGATATGTTAGGCATCATACAAAAGACTTATAAAGGTTTATCAAGCGGCAACTTAGCGTGCCTTAAAGCAGTAGAGCTTGGATATACAGATATAGATATATACGGCGCAGATGCATTCACCATAGGTAATGTACTTAATAACACCGTAGATAAGAGTTATACCCGGAATTTCATAGATTCAGACAGTATGAATATGTCGCCAGATTGGAGACTGAATTTTAATAGGATGATCGAGAGTCATCCGGAAGTAAAGTTTAATTTTATTAAAGGAGATGGAAATGTTAAAGAATTATAAAAATGAATTAATTGCAATCGCTACAGTATTTGGTCTAATTAGTTATACAGTATACGTATGTGCTGCAGAACCAGTTAAAGTAAAACCAGTAGTTGAAGCAAAGAAAGCTGCTCCAGCTGCAAAGCCTGCGGTTAAGAAGGAAGTAAAACCTGCTGCAGAACCAGTAAAGAAAGATCCTAACCGTAAGAAGCCAACATTAAAGGCAAAGTACGCAGATAAAAAATAATTGAAGAACTTTATACATCATGAGTTTCCAGTGTTGCAACGGATTGATTCAGATCAGGGTCGTGTATATCAAACCCCATCTGGAGATAAATATCCTAGTGTAACACAAGTAACAGGTCTCTTAAATAAACAATTCATCGCTCAATGGCGTAAGAGAGTTGGAGAACAAGAGGCAAACAGAGTATCATCACTGGCTTCCGGTCGTGGTACTCGTATCCATGGATTATGTGAGGAGTTCCTATTAGGGAATCCAACTCAAGCCGACATGTTCGACACTGAGATGTGGAATGATTTAAGACCAGTCGTGGATAAGATAGACAATATACATGCTCTAGAGAGCAAGTTATATTCCGATAAACTACAATTGGCAGGAACTGTTGACTGTATCGGTGAGTTTGATGGATTACTTAGCGTCATTGACTTTAAGACATCCAAACGACCCAAAGATATTAATAATATAGATAATTACTTTATACAGGCAACTGCTTATTCAGTTATGTTCGAGGAACTTACAGGAATTAAAGTTCCAGACTTAACGATAATCATAGGAGTAGACGATGCAAAACCACAAATCTTCCAACAGAAGCGCAAGGGCTTCATCCATCAATTAGTTGACCTTCGTCAGCAATTTAAAAAATTAAATTTACTTTAATTAACACCTAAAGTATAATACTACTAAGCGCATAAAAAGCTAAGTAACTAATCGCAAGGAGAATATCCCCATGAGAAAGACTTTCGCCGCAATATTGGCTATATGTTACCTGTGCAGTTTTAATCTTGCACATACACAAACACTATATGATAAGATAAAAGTCCTGACTAAGTCAGAAAAGAAACAAGTAGAATGCCTAGCCCAAAACGTGTACTATGAGGCAGGTTATGAACCCACTAAGGGTCAAATAGCAGTAGCAATGGTTACATTGAACCGCGTATACTCTGGAAGATATCCGAGTTCTATATGTGGTACCATGACACAGAAGCTTGAAGAGACGTGTCAATTTAGTTGGTGGTGTGATGACTATAAAAGAACTAAAGCTATAGCATATAGATATACAAAGCATGAGAAAGAAGTATTCGATCATGCAAGAGCTGTAGCTACATATGCATACATGAACTATGAAAAGATAGAAGACGTAACAAAAGGAGCTATGTTCTTTCACACGAAAGAAGTAAAGCCTGGATGGAAAAATGTACGCGTAACTACAGTAATCGGGAATCACATATTTTATAAAAGAAAGAGTTGATAATGGTAAAACTTGCAGATGAAAATGTCCCTAATATATTTGGCGGACTGCTAAACAATGTACACATCAATACGATTGAATCAGTATATAGGACACATGAAGTATTCCTTGATTCTACTATTGATGAACCAAACAAGTATAGAGAGCTTATATCTCTATTGATAAATGCTGGTGAGAACGATAAGATTCACTTGTTTATCAACTCAAACGGTGGCCACCTCGATACTGCAGGTGCCATCATCTCAGGCATCCTGTCATCGCGTGCAGAGGTTACAGCATTCCTAATGGGTGCTACACACTCTGCTGCATCCCTCATCTCCATGTATTGCCATGCTGTCCATGTATACGATACAGCCTACATGATGATCCATACTGCCTCATTTGGCTCATCAGGTAACACACCAACAGTCAAGGCACACACAGACTTTACCATTAAGCAATGTGAGAAGCTTATGCTTGATGCATATGAAGGGTTCTTGACAAAGGCTGAGATGGACAAGGTACTAAATGGACTTGAATTGTGGTTCAATGCAGAAGAGATTAAACCTCGCCTGAAGAAGAGGTTTGAGGCAGTGCAATTGCAAGATAAGAAAGCTGCTGAGAAGGCTAACGAGATCGTTGAACCAAAGCCCACTAAGAAGACAAAGATCAAAGTTAAAGTTGAAGACGGTGCTATCGATTAGTTGTGTACATTAATTCTTTATTATGGTATAATATATTTTTAAATCAAGGAAAGTGAAATGAACGTGGCCCAACATATTAATCATAGTTATAAGACTGGTAACAAGCAAGAACTCTTAAGAGTTAAAGGCGAACTAAGTAAACAGCTGAAAGAGCTCGATGTATTCTTTGAAGAGTATCTCGAGGTATTTGATGACCAACTTAATGCTTCTGATAAATCTTCTCCGGTATGGAAAGCTTATAATGATTATTACAAATCATATGAGAACATTAAGCATAGTTTTAAGATGACAGACTATTACTTAGGTATGCTATAATGGAAGGCAAGATATTTAAGACTACGAATGAGTTTGCTTTATTCATAGAAGAGCTCGTCGTAGATAAACGAATATCTCATATGGATGCAGTATTATTATATTGTGAAAAGAACTTCATTGATCCCGAAGACATATCAAAGTTAATCAACAAAAACCTCAAACAAAAGATAGAACTAAACATGATTGAAGCAAACTACTTACCTAAGAAGGGTACATTGGATATATGAATTATTATAAATAACTATGATAAATGCTCTTCGCGAGATTGCAGTCTCCAAGAGCTCTAATAAGAAAGGTCCTTATCAGCATGAATATTTATTCAACATCTCCAATACCAGAAGAGTTCGATTCACTCAAATCTTTCATTTTTACAGACAAAGACTTAGAACAATCTACTGAGATTATAGAAGGAAAAACTTGGTGTTCTTGGAATAGTGGTGTAAAATTTACTGAAGAACATAAAAGAAAAATATCTGAATCTAAAACTGGCCATAAACTCTCTGAAGTTACAAAAGATAAAATATCTAAAAATAGTAAAGGCAGAATTGCGTGGAATAAAGGCATAAAAATGTCTAAAGAATTTTGTGATGATATATCTAAAAGAATGAAAGGCGAAAAAAGAAGACTTGGTAAAAAATTTAGTCAAGAATCTAAAGATAAAATATCTAACGCCTTAAAAAAATATCATGACGGGATTTAAAGCATTTAGGTATTATTTAGCTCTCAAGCTGCATTTCAACAATGATAAGTACAACGTATTTGAGAACAAAGGCAATATCAAATACTCCTATGAAAACTTTAATTC